TGCCGGCTCGTCGCCGCGAGCTCGGCCGCCTGGATCAGCGCCTGCGACAGGCTGGGCAGCGTGCCGGCAGCATCCTGGTCGCCCGCCTTGGCGGCTGCGACAGCGGCATTGAACTGGCCCTGCAGCTGGGCGAAGCTGCCGGTGCCGGTGCCGTCGGTGATGCCGCGGATCCGGTTGACCTCATCCATGATGCTGTCGCCCACCGACGACCAGGCGTCCTTCAGCTTCTGCGCGGCGTCGGCGGCGTCCTGCGCGTCCTGCAACGCCCAGATCTGCTGCTGTAGCGCGCGGTTGCTCTCGTCGAGATTGGCCAGCTCCATTTCGCGGATCGCGGCGGTGTTACCCTGGAGCTCCAGCAGCTGCTTTTCCAGATCCTGCCGCTCGGACAGGATATCGGCCGCGCTCTTGGCGCCGTTGAGGGCCGATTGCAGGTCGGCGAAGGCCGGCGCCAGCTGCAGCAGCGTGGCATAGGTGACCTGGCCGGCGGCGGTGGTCAGATCCTGCGCGTCGACCAGCTGGCGGAACGCGGCCAGCGTGCCGGGCATGGCGAGGCCCAGGCTGTCGAACACGGTCGCAAACTGCGCGGTGCGGGCGGCGGCCTGTTCCTCCTTCGTGTAATAGGTCTCGAAATAGCTATCGACTGCGCTGCTGAAATCGCTGACGCTGTCGAACTGGTCTGCCAGCGCCATTTTCAGGTCGACACTCATCAGGCTTGCCGACGATCCCAGCATGGTCAGCGACGACGTGACGCTCTCGACGGTGGACGCAACGCGCACCAGCGTGTCGAACAGGCCTTCGCCCACCGCCTGAAACTTCTCGATACCGGGGAAGGCGGCCTTGGCCATGTCATCGGCTGCGGCGCCGAATACGGCGGTCAGCTTCTCTTCGATCTCTTCGCCGGTCAGGCCCTGCAGGTCGATCTTGCCGATGTTGACGACAAAGCCATTGAGCTTCTGCTGGATCTCGCTGGTCGCGACGCCCAGCGGTCCGGCGGCGGCCAGGATCGCATTGTTGAATTCGCGCAGGATCAGCGTGAACTGGTTTTCAAGGCCGCTGTCCGCATCGCTATACTGCGTCGAATATTTGGTCGACGTGGTCAGGCCGAACAGCTTCTTCTTTTTCTGGATGTCGCTGTAATAGGAGGCGTCGAACCCGCCCGACAGGATATCCTCCAGGCTCTGCGCACCTCCATAGAGGCCGCTGCCGACCACCTTCGTCTTCGATCCGAACAGCGAACCGATGATGCTGCCGATCCCGCCGATGATGCCGCCGACCACCGGGATCTCAGAGAACAGGCCGCCGCCGGTGATGATGCCTTCCAGCACCTTGCCCGTCGTGTCCTGCGAGAAGCCGGTGTTGACGCCGGCGGACGCATTGACGTTGTCGGTGCGCAGCACCAGTGCGGCAAAGCCGGAAATATTGCTCTCGATCGCGCTCAGCGAGGCGGCCATCTGGCGCGAATAGGTCAACATCACGGTGTCGACCTCCTTCAGGCTGTCGATCGCGCGCTTGATGCTCTCCGACTTCGCCGACGCATCGCCCAGCACGGTGCCGGTCCCGTCGTTCGATTTGGGCAGCGAGCCACCCGAGCCGCCACCGCCAAAGCCGAGCGAGGCCATGACGCCCAGCATCGCGGCGACAGCGGGGAAGGCATAGGGGCCAAGCGTGGCAAACATGCGCGCCGCGCCGCCGGCGACGTCCACCGCCGTGCGAGCCAGCTGGATGACGGTCAGCGCCTTTTCGGCTGCCTCCATCGCCTTGTATCCCTTGCTATGTTCGCTGAAGAGGCCCTTGGCCGCGCTGGTCAGGGCCACCATACCGGCAATCTGATTATCGGCCTCTTGCCGGCGCAGACCGGCCTGCTCCTTTGCTGACAGGCCGCCCAGTTCGCGCTGCTTATCGATCTCGGCCTGGCGCTTGCCATATTCGTCGAGCACGGTAATCAGGCCGCCGATGGCGCCCCCGACGCTGCCGAACGCATCGCGCATATTGGCAGCTACGACGTCGACCCGGTCGGAAACGCTATCAAGGTCGGCAATGAAGGCGCCGATCACTTCCTGGCGCAAATCCTGTTGCGCACGCAGCTTCTTGGCTGCGTCTTCGTCTTCCTGGATCATCTGGGAGCCAAGCGTAGGCATATCCTTGCCCCACTCGCTGTTCCGTTTGGCAACATCTTGAGCCATGCTCCAGACGTTGCCCTGCGCCGCCGCCTTCGTTGCGGAAAGCCATTCGGCTGTTTTCAACAACTCCTTCAGGGCGGCCTCTGTCTCTTTGGCTGCCTTAGTGGCCTTGGGCGCGCGGAGAATGATACCTCGATCGAGACTCGTGCCGACGCCGTCCAGAACCCGCTGCGCAGATTCATAGACCTTGAGATTTTCGCCCTCGACCGCAAAATTGGCGACAGATGCCGCCGCTTTTGCAAATGTCTCGGCTGTGATGAGGCCGCCCTGTTGCAGGCTTTCCAACGACCGAAGCACACTTTTGGAATCCGTCGCGCCACCAAGCAATGAGGCCATCAGATTTTGCGTGGTCCAGCTACCCTGCAACGTCTTCTTGCTGGCGAACGCACCATAGAAGCTGTCGGTGAAACCAAGCTTACCTGCGCCCTCAATGCCCGCGCGGGCCTCTGCCTGCCGTTGCTGAGCCTGAACTCGCGCGACAGCCAACTGCGCCTGCGCAAGGCCCATAAGGGCACCACTTTGAGAAGTGATCTTGCCGGTCGTGATGTCCATCACATTACCCAGGATGTTCTGGGCGTTGCCAACGGCATTGGACGAGAACTGCACTTGATCGAGGGCTTTCGACGCGCCCAGCAGCTCGTCGGCAAAACCCGCAGCGAGAACACTGGCGAGCGTCAGCGCGATGCCCCAAGGGCCATTCAGAAAGCGGCCGACAGTACCCAGTTTGCCTTCAAAGCCGGTCAATGCCCCGGCCGCCTGAGGCGCCTGCATCGCAAACGCGCGTAGAGCGGAGGTGCCACCAACCACTTGCACTGCGAAATCCTGCAACTGGAAGCCAAGATTTTGCATGGCGGCACGAGACGCGTCCGTCGCCTGCCCGACATTGTTGTGCTGCCGGGAAAGCATCAGTTCGACCCGCGCAAGCTCCTCGCCGCTGGCGCCGGCAGCCTGCATGACACGACGGGCTTCGGTCAGTTGATTATTCAAACGCTCCTGCGCTGCTGCTGCGGGATCCAAGGCTGCACGTAGATTGGCAAGGGTGGCAGCATCCCGCTGGGCGGCCGCATCCTGTTCACGCATCGCAACGATACCCTTGCGCGCCGCTGCCTCGAACATCTGATGGGCGAAAGCGGCTTCACGCAAATTCTGAGCATGAGCATCCGCTGCGGCCGCCTTTTCAGCGGCTTCAAATTCCCGCAACGCCGCGGCGCCTTCACGCGCCCTGGCCTCGAACATCTGATAGGCGAAGGCTGCTTCGCGTGTGGCGGTGGCTTCCCGCTCGGCAGCGGCGGCAGCCTGCTGCGCGGCCATGGCCTTATCCTCGGCCAGGGCCTCCGCCTCCATGCGCACCTTGCGCATAGCGGCAAATTCCTGATCGTACAGGGACGCTTCCTGCGCCAGCAACCTGTTGGCAAGGTCGAAATTACCGACGCGCTCGGCATCGGCGGCTTGCTCTTCCACCTTCAGGCGACGCAACTCCTCCCGGGTCAGACCATAGGCGGCGTTCTGACGTTCCAGTTGCCGCACTAGACGCTCGCCGGATCGCTCGATCCGCGCCGCCTCGCTGGCCGCCCTGAAGCTCGTCTTGGTCATCTCATTGCCGAGCGATGCCAACTGAACCGTTGCGTTATCGACATTGATCATGCCGCCGATAGCGCGCTCGACCTTGGCAGCTTCCGCCACGATCCGGGCTTCGGTCGTGTTCATCGCCGTTTCGACCTGGCGCAACGTCTCGAACGCACCCTCCGCGCCGATCGCGAGATTGACGCCAAGGCCATCAGCATAGTCCATCTGCGATCTCCACGAAAAAGGGGCCACCGGGACCATCCCGGCAGCCTACATTGCCCATCAACACGATTGCCGCCCGGCGGCGGCTCAATCTCTCAGCTTCAGCCCGTCACGATAGGTCGCGTTCGACCGCCGCGATGGATAGCCCAACGCGCCTAGCGATCGGCCGAAAGCTGGCAGGCTCAACACTTCCGCCCCCAAATCGGCGCACCACCGAACGAAATCATTATACATCGTCATCGTCCTGATCCGGTTGCCAGGCGCCGCCATGGTGCGATCCTGCACCCATTGCAGCACTTGCCGAATAACCGGATTGCTCGCGGCCATCACCTGTTCCGGCCCCGTATCTTCCGCTTGCTCCCATCCCAGTTCGCGCATCGCCATGATCGCGCCGGGGCGCCCGCGCGCCATCCGCATTTCGCGAACATAGGCCAACTGGATATTCGGCGGCTCGAACTTCATCCGCTCGACAAAGGCCAGCCCGGTATCGGCCGCCGGACGGGCGACGGGAAGCATATCTTCTTCCTCGTCGTCATTCACCGCCGCGCGCAGCGCCGCCTCCATCCGGTCGAATGCATCGATATAGGCAATCTTCCATTCCAGCGCCTTCGGCCCGGTGAAGCCCATTGCCAGCAGGGTAAAACCCTTGCGATCCATTTCGTAATAATGGCTATCGCGCCGCGCAGACTTGCCAGTTTCAACCTGTACGATCATCCGTCCAAAATTGGACGCAAGATCATGTGCCTGGTCCACCAGCGTACGGATCGAACGCATCACATGCTGATGCTGCTTTCCAAACGACCGCGCCACATCCAGGCTGCTCGCCAGCACCGCGTCGCCGCGCACCTGCACCAGCGCGCTCATGCCCGATACTCCTTCATGATCAGCCGCTCGACATCCCACATGATCACGTCGAACATGGTCGTGGGGTCGCTACCGCCGTGCAGCTTATTTTCAGGCTCTTCCTGGATCGCCTGCATCTTTGCGTACAGCGCCGGCAGCGTGACGATCCGGCACGTCATCATCGAATATTCGGCACTGTCCGCTTCCGCGCAGTAACGGTCATTCTCGGCATCCGTAAGATAGGCCCCCGCATCGGCTGACTTCCATGCTTCCCGAACCTGCATCCATTTGTCGCGCTGCGCCCAGAATATCGCGTCCACACGCTTCGATTGCAGGACAGGATCCTCCCATGCCTCTGCCTGATCGGCTGCGGCAACCACGGTCGGCAGCGCGGCTGCCGCTGGAGCCAGCAACATACCGGCCAGCACAGCACGGCGGGAGGGGGATCGCCGCCCGATATTTCCCGTTGGAATATCGGTAGCATTGGCGGATTTACCGCCTACAATAACGCAATCGCCCGTGCTAGGGGCGGCAACAGCCTGAGACATGGGTCACTCCGTGTCGATGGTTAGGGCCGGAAGGAAGTTGGTAGCTTCCTTCCGGTCTGACCGTGTGTTATCAAAAACCCATGAGCGAAACAAGCGTTGATAACAAAAACCTTGGCGGCCGACCAAAAACAGGGGTTGGTCAGTTGATAGGCGTTCGCCTCCAACCTGATGACCTTGCGAATTTGGACTCATGGATTGCAGAGCAACCCGGTAAACTATCTCGCCCCGAAGCAATCCGACGACTAATGGAAAAGGCTCTGCGTTAATTAACGCCATAGGATGCTAATAGCATCTCATCTCCACTTACCGTGACGTCTAATACGATATTATTGTCAGGTAATGTTGGTATAGATAAAACCTTCGCGACTGCGCCACATCCGCCGTCGTGAACCGCTTGGTGTAAAAAACTTCGTCTGGGAATGTATCCAATAACTAAACCGGTACATGTTTTAGCCACGATCGCTCTATTGTCGTGAGGGTTATCCGGTTCACGAAATAAAGTTACATTGTCCCCCTCGCGGCAATTTGAAATTGCGGTTAGGTAATTCGCTCCGCCCGCCAGCCTGATCGGGTATGAGCGCATAGGCCTTAGCTCGCGGGCCTTGCCCCATATTTCTTTAGCGCACCATTTTACATACGGATCATCGGGGTCACCAGTTATTATCCGGACACTCACCACTCCATCCGGATATCGTTCGCAAGGGGGCAGTTTCCAAGCTACGTGACACATGAGCAAGGGAACGCCACTATGGATGCGCTTTGCGACCGCATTACGAGCGGTCAAAGTGCCCAGATACGATCCTCTACTATCAAAAAAATCAAGATGCTGGCCACGAGAAACAATCGTGACTGGGTCATTGTCCTCAGCGACGGAAATGGCAGCGCTCGCTTCCTTCGCCCCATTTAGCTTGTAGTTACCTTGGTCAAGCACCCATTTCATGTTTGTCATTTGGATAATCTCAGCGAGTCGAATCAGTTCGCATAAAATTACCTAGCCCAGCACCATCCGCAACCGCGCCAACTCGACCTCCTTTTCCCGGTCGCTGATCGGCGCGCACCAAGGCGCTGGGCAATTCTCACTTTCGGCATTGCGGCCTTCGGCCACATAGGCAAGCGACAGGGAGCGGACCAGCTTGGCTTCCCACGGGAGCAGGTCGATGCCGGTGCGATTGCACCAGGCGTCGATGGCCTGCCAGCTGACCGGGCCTGATCCCATGCCGGCAGCCTCGGTCAGGCCGATTTCCAGCAGCCGAGCGATGATGTGGGGCATCGGATTGGGCGGCATTTGCGGGCCGATTTTGTCCCGCTTGAGCTTCTCCATCCGGCTGACCGGCGGCGGCTGATCCTTTGCCGCCGCGCGCTTCGTTCCAGGCGGCGGCTTTGGCGTGGCATGGAGCCACGCCAGCTGCCGCACGTAGAGCGTCAGTTCCCGCTCGGCGCGGGCTTGAAGTTTCCCCAGTCTTTTACCCCCTTCAGCACCTGCTGTGCGATGTTGCCGAGTGTTGGATCAGCATAGAGGGCTTGGAATAATTCCTTGCCCTGCTTTCCTCCAGCGGGCGGATAGCCGAGGTTTTCGAATGCGACGGTGATGTCGGCCAGATCCTCCGCCTGCTCGATCAGGCGCTGTTCGGGCGATGCGACGCTGGGCTTGCCATCATTGTCCTGCATCCGCTTCAGCGAACGATTGGTCTGGCGCGCCTCGACGGCCGCATAGGCCTTGGAGCCAGGTCCATAAATGACGATGCGCACGGGCTGCTCGCGGTTGGCGTCAGCGTAAAGATGCTCGCCGTCGAGGCCCTTGATGTGGATGGCAGTGGTATCGACCGCCGCCTGCTGAGTGATATCGTACATGATGTTCCTTTCGCGGGAAGGTGCACCAACCCGCCCCGCGACCCGCGATCTGCGGGGCGGGCTGATGCGAGTGGACCGGCAGATGGGCCGGAAATTGGTTAGACGGACTTCACCACCTTCTTGCTGAGCTCGATCGTGGGATTTGCCATCACGATGCTGTCGGCATTGCCGACATTCTCGGGGAAGCCGAACGCGCGGCCCTGCGACCAGCGCTTTTCGCCGGTCGGATAGGTGACCTCGATCGAATAGAGCGCATTATTGTCGGGTTCGGCAGCGGTGCGCAGCAGCACCTGGCCGGCATCGTCCTCATCATAGGCCATGGAGGGCTGCAGCGATCCATAGTCGGTGCTGCCCTTATGCTTTTCCTTGGGGCCGTCGAGCGGCTGAAACTCGACCTTGTTCGTGGTCGCGCCGATCGTGCCGATCTGCTCGACCTTGCCGATCTTGGTGAAAGTCAGCGCGGAATAGCCGGTAACGTCTTCGGTGGTGGGCAGGGCGGCCGAGATGCCGATCGTCGTGCCCGCAGCAGTGGTGGACATGGTCTGTCTCCTGGTTGGAAAGCCGGTTCATCCGGCGAATGGTGTCCGCGCGGGCGGACGAAAGGGGTTAGGCCTTCTTGCTCTCGCTCTCGGCCTTGGCGGAAGCCGCAACCGGTTCGACGAGGCCGGCGGCCACGTAATTGGCCAGCTGACCCGGCGTCAGATTTTCGATGATCTGGTCGGCGGCATAACTGCCGCCCGTGCCCGCATCCTTGAATTTGCGAAGGGCCTTCGCCTTGGTGGTCGTCGACATCATTGTCTCCTGCTCAATCCTCCGCGTCCCAACTGACGCGGAAATCCTGTGTCTGTTCAAAGCTGTTTCCCGGGCCATTGAGACTTGGCCCCAATCCGGCGGTCAGGATCGAAACGCGCAACGCGCCAGCGATGTCGCCCGTCAGGCCAGCACAGCGCCGGCGGACCCAGCCGATCGCCGCTTTGCGATCCTTGACGGATGCAGCGCGCACGGTAACCGAAATACGGTCGGTGCGGCGCACCAGCTCCTCGCGCATCAGCACCTGACGGTCGACGCTGCTGGTTGTGCGCACCAGCAGGGCCGGCAGCGTAATGCCGTCTGGCAGGCGATCTTCCTTGATGCGATCAGCCGGGATCGGATCCGCTTCGGTCAGGTCCGCGCACAACAGTGCGCCGATAATATCGGCCCCGGTCATGCATCGTCCCCTTCGTCTTTGCCGACAAACCGGCCCCGCGCGATGCGAGAGTTGATATAGGCCTGTGCCGCGCGGATCGCCTCGGCTTCCTTGATGTCGAGCGCCGGGCGCAGGAACGGCTCTGGCCGCGCGCCCGGGTGCCAGACGGTCGCGCCGACGAACTGGCCCCCGATCACAAGCGAACCGTCGCCGCCGGCGGCGCGGACCTGCTGGTTGATCCGGCGGACGCCCTGGCCACCACGCTGGCTGTCGTCGACCGTGATGAAATGCGGATCGGTCCCATATTCCAGCCAGAGCGCGCGATACCAATTATAGCCGGGCTTCACAGTCACGGTGACGACGATCCGGCCATCATCAGCCTTTGTCCTAACGACAATATCGCCCGCGACATCGTCGGACGCCGAACGATCCTTGGCCTCTTCGGCAATGACACGGCCGCCCGCGCGCCCTGCGCCGCGCAGGACGTCGGAAATCTGCTTGGGAAGGCCGGCGAAGTAGCTCTTCACTCCGTCCTTCCCGCGAACGGTCGGCATCAGGCAGGATTGCCCGCAGGTCGATATTCCTCGACCATGAATTCCAAGCCCTCGCGCCGGCCCAGCTCGGCAGGACCGGCAACGATCTGCATAATGCGGTCGCCCATGATGAACCGCATGTCGGGAGTGACGTCCTCGCGAAAGCGCATGCGCACCCGGGAGGGACGCGCGGCCAAGTTGATGCCCTCGGCCAACTTCTCGCCCCGACTGGGCAGCGCATCGGTCACACTGGCCCAGCATTCGCCGACAGGCGTCCATGTGCCCGATCCAGCCCCGTCGAAACTGCTGTCGGAGATCGGCCGCTCAATTTTGATACGGCGATCGAGCTTGCCGGGATCGAGGGTCATCAGCGATAGACCCGATAGGGCTGCAGCAGTGCGTCGACGGTGGTCGACATGGGGATGACCGTTGGCGAAATGTTCATGTCCGACGCCGTCGATCGAAAGCGATGCATGTCGCCGACCATCATCAAGACTGCAGCTTTGATAGGCGCCGGGACGTCAGCATAGCCGGCACGATAGCGGACACGGCCCGCCTCGCGACGGAGCGAGCCGCCGAGCCAGATCCATTCAGAACCTTGTGGCACAAGCATATCGCCCAGCAGTTCAAAATCATCGAGATCCGCCTCCTGTTCGACATCATTCCTGTCGAGATACGTAACGCCAAGAAGGCTGATGACCGGCGCATATGGGAGCCGAATGGTGGAACTGGTGGCCACCAGGTCGAAACGCACTTCCAGATCTTGAGCGCCGATCGAACGACCAAGCCATCCAGTCGGTCCGTCAATGTTGGCGGTCGCTGCGGCAATCATCGCCTCGACCAGCACTTTTTCAGAGTCGCCGTCGAGTCGCAGATGAGCCTGCGCTTCCTCCCACGTCACGATCGGCGTGGGAGGCGTGATGACGACGACGCGCATCAGGCGCCCTTCGCCTCGCGGCTCCGCTCGATGGCAACGATGATGTCATCCTTCTTGGTGGCATCGCCCAGGTCGATTTCCTCCGTCGCGGCCAGAGCCTTCAGTTCATCGACCTTCATTTTGGAAAGAGGGTTGGCGGCTACCGCTGCGAGCTTTTCGCGAAAGCGGAGGATTGTTGACCGCAGATCATCATCGCTGGCGCTGGCCATTTCAGCGCGGATCGCTTCGATCGCCAGCTTCTCCAGTTCCGGTCGCGTCATGTCCTCGACTGATTTTACGGCGACGGGCGGCACAGCGCTGCCGTCCGAGACCGCTCCCAGACGAAGGAGCTGGTCATATTCAGTTTTCGAGAAGGTGCGCTTCGCACCGATCGGATCGCCGTCGAGCGGCTTGGTCAGGATTGCTTCAATGTCGGGCATTGCAACCTCCATAGGTTCAGGGGACGAAGGCGGGGCCAAAACCCCGCCAACGCTCATCAGGCGACGCGGCCGAGATCGCCGTAGACGAATGCCTGCGGACGATAGATCGCCAGTGCCAAGCGCTCTTCGGCGCGGATCGTCACCTTGTTCTTGGTGAAGTTATCGCCATCTTCGGTCGATACCTCGACGGTGGCATCCTGCCGGTCGAAGATCTGAGCGCCGAGATTGAAGGCGCCGACCAGCGCCTTGTCTACGGTCATCGCCTGCGTTTCGACCACCGGCAGGCCCCACAGGCGCTTGTCGATGGTGCCCTGCGGGTTGCCGATCAGATAGCGACCGTCACCATCCTTCAGCATTTCAATCGCCGCCATGTCGATCGGGTTCATGACGATGCCGTTCGCCGGATATTCAGCCAGTGCGACCTGAAGGATCATCAGGCGGATGATGTCGATCGAAGCCGTGGCGGTCAGGCTGCCAGGCGCTGCATAGGCGGTGGCGTTGGTGACCAGGCCGGGCAGGTTCTGGCCGGTACCCGAACCGTTGAGCAACTGGGTTTCTTCGACATAGGAGAGGCCGTAGCGCAGCCGCTGGTCGATGATCGAGCGCAGCGCAGGCGCGTCCGCCAGAACCTGCACCGATGCACGCATCCAATGGGCGATGGTGCGGACGGTCGCGGTGGCATCTTCGAACTGCAGCTCCGACTGCGGCTTCGCGGCCCCTTCGGCGACGGGCGCGGCGCTGTTGGTGAACAGTTTCTCGCGTTCATATTCGATGGTGCCTGAGGAGGTGTTGCCCTGCGCCAACAGCGCCCGGACGGTCATACGGCGCTGCGGGAGCATAACGGGAGCCGCGCGATCCGGCTGAATGAGCGCGCCGACGCTGCCGGCGGCGTCGGTGGTCAGGGACGAAATATCCTTCACCTCGACGATCTGGCGACCACGCGGGCGGGTCTGGGCGGCGAAGGACTTGAACCCCTCGTCGTTGACGAAGCGCTCGCCGGCGGTAGTCGGCCCCTCCTGATCGGAAGTGCGACGTGCCGCCTTCTGCTCAAGATCATCGAGGCGTGCTTTGGCTTCGTTCATGCCCGTAATGGCCTGATCCGCCAGTTCCTTGACGGTGCCAGAAAGCGTCTTGCCTTCCTTGGCTTCGGACAGCGCCTGTTCGGCGATGGCCTTTACCTCGTCATGCTTCTTTTCGAACGCAGCCTTGGTTTCGGCGGCCAGTTCGGCCATCGACTTGCCATTGGGATGGCCGGTCGCATCGCGCATCAGGCGACCCATGCGGCGTTCATTGGCGGTGAGCGTGCCGATCAGAGCGCGCGCGAACACGCCGCGAGCAGCGCCCGCGAACATCATCTTCTTCATCGTGAAAATCCTTGGAATAGGGGCCTATTCGCCCGTTAGGTCTTCGATCGGCGCATCGCGCATTGCTGCCCAAAGCGCCGCCAGCGGATCTGCCGTGCTGTCAGGTTCCCCCTGACCCTTGAGGTTGATGCGCACGGCGCGCTCAGCCTCCGAGTTGGAAAGGTCGAAGCCCTTTTTGAGCAGACTTTCCCATTCGCGCTCAGTCAGCCGGTCCCCGGCTGCCAGGCGCGCTCGCAAATCTTCGATTTCCTTGACCCGCGTGATCTTGGTCTTTTCGTTCATCGGGATGGCCACAAGGGAAACCTCATGCAATCCGACCTCGATCAGCTCGCGGGCTTTGTCGGTGAAGCGTTCTTTGATCGAGCGATAGCCGATGGAGAGGCCCGACAGAGCGCCTTCGCGTGCCAGCGCCAAGGCTTCCTGGCCTGCGGACGTGCTGGTGACGATGCGTCCCTTCATCGACAGACCGCGCTGAGAATCTGAAAACTCGGTCCAGACGCCCACTGGGATACGCTGATCGTGATACATCAGCATAGGCAATGACTTGCGACCCTTGAGGGTCTTTGTGAAGGCGCCGGGAAGGATAATATCTCCGCCGAAGTCAACATTGTGGTACGCGGCAGCCAGCCCTTCGATCGCGCCATCTTCGCCGACGTCTTTCACGTCGAGCGGGAAATCGATGTAGTCCATTGCCTATTCCTTCGCCGCTGGTTTCTGGCCCAAAGGCTCATCCTGCATCTGCCGGTAGATCTGGTCGCCACCTGGCACGGGCTCCCAGCCCTCCAGCGCACGCACCTGATTGATCGTCATGAAGGGCTTCATCTTTTCGTAGAATTCGGCACGGCCCTGGCTATCACCGCGCAAGAAACCTTCGATGTTAAACTCTATCGATACTCCGGCTTCGATGTCCGCGCGGGTCAGGAGCTGCATCTCGACGGCAGATTCGATCCGCTTCAGACGCTTGCGCATCTTGAATTTGATGAAGCCCTGCGTCTGTTCCTTGATGCTGCTGCCGAGCTGCGTATTGCCTTCCGTGTGGCCGACTAGGTGAGGCGGCACATCGAAGATGCGGCATATTTCTTCTACGCCGAACTTGCGGCTCTCTAACATCTCAGCATCGCCGGGATCGATCGACAGCGCTTGCCAGGACAAGCCACCGTCAAGAAGCATCGGGCGCCCGGCATTGACCGCGCCAATGTATTTTTCTTGAAGGAGCGCCTCCAGTTCAACGCGCTGCTCTTTGGTTAGGGGCGCGCCGTCCTTCGTCAGAACGCCGCTCGACAACACACCGTTGCTGAAAATCTTGGCGGCCGCGCTCTCGACGGATGATGCCGATGCGAATGAACGACGGCAGACAGAAAGTGGCGACAGACCACCCAAGGGCGAGCCGCCAAAGCCTCGGATATGCAGCATGGCAGCGTGGGTCACTTCACGGGGACGGCCGTTCTCTGTCCAGCGATACGCGATATCTCCTGAGGCAAGCCTGCTGACCGACATGATGTCGGGACGCACCGGTGTCAGCGCGATGATCCGGCCACCTGACCCAAAGCTTATCTCGGCATACGCATTGCCGTGCAGTTCGATCGATGCCGCCAGATACTCCCAGAAGTCGAAGGCCGACTGATCGAAGTTCGGGCGATTATGCAACAGCCGATAGAGATGGTGATCTGTCGCTTCGACCGGTACGCCACCTGGCCCCTTACGATAAACCGTCAAGGGTAGCGAAGCGATCGTTCCGGCAATGAAGTTCACACAGGCCCATGTGGTTGCCAGCCCCAGAACGCCATGCGCGCCGCCGGCATCGTTATGTTCTGCGACCGTGATGCGATTGGTACGGAAATTGTCGCCGTCCTGTGCGCCCGCTTGCAGAGTGGCGCGACGGCCAAACTGCACATCCTTACGCTCCAACGGCCCGCGCCAACGCTGCTCGGCCGCCGCTGCCCGTGCTGATAGCTTGTAACCCGTCATGCCGAATAGCTCGCAATCCAGTCATCGACGTTCATGCCGCCGGTAGGGTTTGCTTCCAGCAGCTTCGTTGCGTTCAGTCCTGCGATGAACAGGTCGATTTTTGCCTTACCGGCGGCTTGCTTGGTGATGATCACAGCATTGCCCCTTTGCTCGGCCTTGGCGTTCCCGACGCACCAATTGATGATTGGCGCGCCGGAATGGAGCGCCATGCGGTGTTTCAATTTCCGTTCGAGTGACCAGACGGCCGATGCCAGACGATAGCCTTGGGTGACACCGACGACCTGAGGATGCACCAGGCCGATCTCGGCCAAGGCATCTACCAGTGCGCCGACACCTTCCGGATCTAGACCAATGGCGCCCTTATCCGGCAGCAACCCGCTGTCTTTCACCTGCTGAATGATCGCGACGATCTCGCGGACATCCTGTTCGTCGCCAAGCAATTCCGGCGGCGGCGTATCATCGTCCAGATCATCGTCGAGAGGTGGGCCACCGTTATGGCCGATGATGACAAGGTCACCATCCTTCTCAAAATCAAGCAAACGCGGCGCAATCTCCGGGCGCAGGCTCAAGACTTCCGCGTAAACCCAGCCCTTGAACCAGTAGAGCCAACGCTTGGTCTCTCGTTCTCTGCCGGCGACGCACAGACCATAGAGATCATCAAGGCCGCCGCCGTCTACTCCGACCACCGCAACTTCGCAGCGGGCCAGTAGGCTGGCCAATGTCAGGCCGGGTTCGCTGGCGCGCTCCCAATAGTCAGATCCGCGCCAGCGGTCGGTGTGGAGCGCTAGGCCGATCTGTATATTCAGATGCTGGGAGGCCCAGCGGCGCTCTTCCTCCGGCCCCTTGTCGACCGCGGCCTGATACTCTTCCGCCAACCGGGCGATATTTATGGACCTACCCAAGTTCGGGAGCACCATGTGCCAGTGTCTTGGATCCTGCCAAGGTTTGGCCTGGTCGGTCTGCATCTTCTCCGGAAATTCGTAAAGGAGAGGCAGCATTCTCGCATTGGCGATCCGCCCGTCGCGGACGCCACGCGCATAATCCAATTCGGTTTTGAAGGCTCCAGCTGGAGCCTCGTCGCTCTGCGTCGTGATGATGACCAAGAAAGCTTCGGGGTTGGCAATCATGCCGCCCCGCAGCTGGCCGATCACGCGCGACGCAAAGCTGATCGACCCCATCAAGTGAAGCTCGTCGATCAGCACCATCACCGGCTTGGAGCCAGTGGCGACCTTCATGTCGAAGGTCTTAATCTTCAGCTTGGCCTTCAGAACCCGGTCATAGATCGTCTTGATGTGCTCCTGCACATGAAAACGCTGCTTCAGATACGGGTCGGCGTCAATCATGCCGGACGCCTGCTGGAAGGCAGTGTCCGCGATTTCTTGCGTCGGTCCTACCAGCACGAATTCCGCGCGGGGCCGCTCGTTCATGAGCAGGGCAGTAACGCCGATCGCAGCGCCATTGGTAGTCTTGGCGTTCTTCTTGGGGACCAGGGCCATGACCTCGCGGACCTGGCGCTCGCCATCGACCATGGAACCGAAGATGGCCCGCACGATATCACGGCCCCATTCACCTGCCGCATCAGCCATCAGAGGCTGGCCAGGCACGTCGGGCAATCTCAGATTGTTGAAGATCGCGACGGCCCGATTGGCCTCGTTATCGTTCAACGGCAGCGGCGGCAGCAGAGATTTACCCGCCTTCAGCCGCTCCACCCAATCAGGGCAGGCGAAATTCCAGCTCAGTGCCGCAGCAGGTTCGCCCACTGGCTACCCTCATGCGCACTGTGGGCGTTCTCGATCGCCGCCTCTTTCTTACCTTTCTTCGGGGGCTTGGCGTCCCGCGCTGGCCTGATCGCCGTGCCCGTGGCCAGATCATGGCGATCAAGCCGTTTGAACAGTTTGTCGACGGCCGAGACGTTTCCGGCATCGACTTCCTTCACCAGGGCCGAGAGCAACTTCCCCTCCAGCCTCTGGCGCGCCTCAAGCCGCGAACGCAGCTCACGAAAATAATGTTTGCGCAAAGTCGGCGGCGTGATCGAAAGCGCCGCCGCGATCTGCTCTTCGTTCTTATCGAACGCAGCTAAGATCATGACTTTCCTACGATTTTCGTCGGTCGGAATATGGGCGGGGCGACCACGGCGACCATGGCCCGGGGGGATCGGATCGCCAAGAAGGTCAAAATCCCACTCCGACACAAAAAAATCTCCGAATGAGGACGGATGCGGTGCAGGGTGGCTCCGCCCGTCAGACTTTTGACCCACCCCCCCACGTCTCGCCGCGCGCCCGAGCGGCCCGCGCCTTCGCCGTCTTCTGCGCATGGTGACCCGCGCACAGCAGTTCGATGTTGCCGGCATCCAGATCGGCACCGCCGTCCTTCCGCTCGACGATGTGATCAGCGATCACGCGATTGGTTGGCGTGGTGCAGCCGACCCGCTCACAGCGGTTGCCGCGCACGCGCTTGATGTCCTTCACCAACTCGCGCCACGCACCCGACTGGTAGAAGCCTTCGGCGACCTTGGGCGCGGCCTTCACCTTGGCCGGCAGCGCGCCGAGACGCGAGCCGATCGATTTAAGCTTGCCCATGAACAGCGCCCGAAACGACAGCGCCCCGCTGGGCAAGGGCCAAGCGGGGCGCTGTAGGTAGAGAGGGAAACGAACCACACTGGCTTCGCACAAAGGCCCGCCACCAGCGTATCTATGAACTAGCCGAGCCGAGGCGAAAGACGAACAAACATTATTTGCATCACGCAACATTCTATCCCTTGCGCCGTGTCTATGCGCGCGTTTCTGCGGCATTCAGCGTGTTGCAGATGCAGTTTACGGCACGGCCATAGCGCATGCGCAGCCCGTCAGCGCCACGCTTCATCTGCATCGGCTTCAGCAGCGCCCGCCACGGCACCACCTTGCGACCCGCTGCCAGCGCCGTAACGGCCAGCACCACCAGCTTGCGATCGCGCTCGGGCGCATAGGCCAGCCAGGCCGACGCCTCCTCCATCCGCTTCAGCTGCTCGCGCGACAGCGGGATGCGCGGCACCGGCTTGTCCTCATGCGCAGCCCAGTCCCACCAGTCGCGCACGATCAGATGCCACGGCCCGTCACTGGCGAAGCCCCATGTGCCGCCCTCGGTGCGCCACTGGAACTGCATCGCCTCTACCAGACGCGCTTCCACCGCCTGGAAATCCCAGAATATCGATCCTTCCAAAGCTGGAACCACCATCCCCAATCCTTCCACCTGACAAGCCACTGATTTACCTAACTTAATTCTGTATTTTGGAAGGAATGGAAGGAATGGAAGTATTTTGAATATTCTAGCTTCGCACATGCCTGCGCGCGCACGCCCGCGCCTGTGATGCCGATTTCAAATTGCTTCCATTCCTTCCAAAGGCGCAGAAATCCGCCGCTTTCCCTTCCAATGAAGCTTCCACCACCCTTCCATTCTGGAAGGAACTTTCTTCAATCCCACCCCGGCACGATGTCGTCGTCGGCGGGCGGATAGCCATCCGGGTCGGGCGCGGGGCCGGGACCATCGCTGAAGGTGACGACGTTGCCGTGCGCATCGAGGAAGTCGCTGACCTGCTTGGTCATGCGCAGCCCCTCCCACTGCATCCCGTTCGATTGCTTAGTGGAGAAGCCCTTCCCCTTCATCGCACTGGTGAAGCCCCGCTGCTGCCAGTCAGGGCCGCCTGTGGCCTTCGCCCACGCGCGGAACAGCTCGTGCAGATGGGATGACTGCGATCGCGCCTTGGGATCAGGCTCGGTACACAGGCGCAGGAACGCCGCCAGCGGGTCGCTGTCGTCCTTATAGTCCGCCGATGCCGCCGTGACGTCCTCCGGCTCGATAAAGCCATTGTCCATCCAGTCGAGGAGCCCCTCGACCATCCAGGCCAGGATGCCGGCATGCTCTTTCTTCAGCTTGTCGGGCAGCGAGCGATCGCGCTGATCCGGCTCCAGATGCGATTCCCACAGCACCACCTTCACGCGGCGCCAGATCCCTTCCGTCCCGCGCGGGATCGCCGGCATCTCGTTACACCACAGCGTCCATTTGAAGATCGGGAAGAAGCGGAAGAAGCTGCGGAAATTGTCGCGCACGTTCATGCCGTCGCCGCCGGTGACGGTGTTGATCAGCGCCTCGTTCACCTTGGCGCCCACCGGCACTTCGCCCGAGGTCAGGAAGCGCACGCCGGGCAGCCGCACCAGGTCGGGCGTGGCCGCGTCGCCGCGCTTCTTACCGCCTTCGTCCAGGAAGGTTTCGACGTTGATGATATCGCCATAGTCGCCGATCGCGTCGCGACAGGCGTTGCCGAAGGTCGATTTGCCGTTCGCGGCCGTCGGCCCCCACCAGATATGGAAGATCTGCTCGCCGATATCGCCGGTCAGATTATAGCCCATCCATTGCTTCAGGTAACGCCGGCGCTCGCCCTTGGGCTGCGCCCACAGGACGAACTTGTCCCACTCGCCGCGCTCGGCATCGGGATCATAGTCGCAGGCGGTCAGCTTGGTCAGCATGTCGGCCCGGTTGTGCGGCCGCAGCTCCACGCTGCCACGCTCGCCATCCCAGCCACGGTTGAAATGCAGCGTGCCGTTGAGGCAGTTCAGCACCATGGGATTGGTATCGAACTGCGATAGCTCGACCGTGCACCAGCGCTTGGCAAGGTTGGCGATGCAGCCGATCCGGCCCGAAGCCTCCGACGCCCTGCCCCAGCGACCGATCAGGTCGGACAGCTGGACCGCCTTGCCGCCCTTGTAATCGGTGACGCTGTCCATGCCGTCTTCATGGCCGCCCGTCTCCAGATGCAACTTCAGGTGGGTCCGATCGCGGATCGGGCTGTCGGCATCGACCACCATGCCGGGATGGTCGACGCCGGTATCGCGCACGAACGCCGCCTCGCGCTGGATCGCGCGGACCATTTCGAACACCGACGCCATGACTTCCGCCGGCGTCACATCCTTTTCCTGATTCAGCACCCGATAGCGGCGCCCGTCCCAACCCAGCCAGCCCTTGGCCGTGGTATAGAGATAGTCCCGGCCATAGCGCTGAAACCAGCGCTCGGCATTGCCCATGTCGGTGCGCTGGAACGTCGCCAGGCGCATGTCGAGCAACATGCCGCTGATATCGTAGACCCGCTCCATGCCGGCGGCGAAAGACTTGTCGACGTCCTCCGCCTTGGCATCGGCGCAATCGCCCTGCAGCTGCTCGATCACCGCTCGCGCGTCGGCTTCCTCGATCAGGCCGGCAGACACGCGCCCGCCGATGCTGTAGACCGTGCGACCGAGATCACGGGGCGTGTCGATCCGCGCGTCGAGCTGCCGTTCCAGCCAGGCGCGCGCCACGCGCTTCAGCAGCGCCTGCACCCCCGGCCCCTGATCGGATAGCAATGCCTCCACCCTTCCAATTGGAAGCATGTCCTCTTCCACCAGCCCCGGGGGTGGCGGGGGGAACTTGGCGTCGAAGCGGGCGCGCCAGTCGCTCAGATACTGGGCACGCGTCTCCGCATCGCCGATCGAGGCCGCCGCCGCCGCCAGACGCTTCCACAGGGTCGCCTTGCCTTCCGGCGTCACCGCCCAGGGCGTAGCCAGCACGGCGTCCCAATAGAAATCGACCAGCGGCTGCGCATTGGCCAGCACCGCTTCGACGCCGGCGCGGCCGCCATCTTCCTCGGGCGTGCGCCGGGCCAGATCGTCCGGATCTAGGCCCTCGGGCAGCATGGCGATCCCCAGCGACCCGCCCGGCCCAACGCCGGGCAGCGCC